TCCTGTAATGGAACTACCAATCATAATTGCTCTGTCGCTCCATTGCATACCAACAAATACCCAACAGATACTTGCAAGTAGATATGCAACTTGTCCATACATACCAAGTCCAGCACTGATTAGAAATACACCAGCGACAGCGAGAATAGTTGCTGCCCACTTAACATACCAATCAGGCGTGCCTGTTGGAGTAGTAGGAGTCAAGTCCTCTACTTCTGTCTGGAGTTCTGCAAGTTCTTGTTTTAGACGCTTACGTTCTTTGGAAAGTTCCATTGCAAGATTACTTGCACGACTTTCTCTACGAGCCTCTTTGAACTCTTCTTTTGTTGTTGTATCATCTAGTTCCAATTCATCAATCCCATAAGTTTTCGTAATACTTCCCGAATAGTCGGAACCCATTAGAAATCCTTTCCTGATATTTTTTACGTCCATCCCAATCAATTTTTGATTTGCCAGAAGACTTCATCTCATAGAATTCATAGTCTTCCTTCTCCCCATCATCGTCTGGGAATAGACGTAATTGTGCAGGCCCTACTCCCACCCACTTAAGGTCTGGGACTTCACTGTATTCATGAAACTGTTCTTCCCAATCAGAGAGTTCTCCTACTTTTGTTTCAAAAGCAAAAATCATTTCGTCCAGAACCCAATCCCATGCTTGGAAGTGAAACTTGTCGGTTTCATAATCTTCTGGTTCTTTATAACACTGTAGGTGTTCTGGACGGTCAGGCATGTCCACAAAGGGAGCGCCATGTTTAGTCTTTCTCAACTGTTTCAACATAGGCAGAACTACATGTGCAAGACTTTCATCCATATTCCATGTATCATAGTGATGGATTACAACATGAGTTTCACGTTCACTGCCATCATCCTGATATTGTCCCAATCGAACATACATTATGACATATCCTCAAGTCCACTGTCTTGAAATGGCCATTCGGCCTCATCATTGACAAACTTACCGTCTTTTACTTTGAAATATTCTACAACACCACTGAAACGAGAATATGCACGTCCACCGTCAATCATATTCCCATTGTCCAAAACTTTATAGTCATGACGATGTGTAGAATAGTGAAGGTTGCCGTCAGAATCTTTAGCCATCCCAAACTCCAACTCTTCAATCACGTCTGCATTTGTAATCATAATCTGAGCGCCTGCCGCATACATGTTACGATAGATACCAAAGTATCTGTTGCCGAACTCTGGATGTGGAGTCTCACGATAGAAGATATCCACGGCAAAGTCTTGCCCACCCAGCGCAGATGTGCAGACATATTTAACAGGGACACCATCCTGTTCTGAATAGTGTGCCTCTATCTTGTCTGACTCAAATAGAGGTTCATGAATTATCTTTGGCATTTCTTCGTTCATGTGATGTTCCATTGTGTCTAATATTGTTTAGTTTCTGTTCTTTGCCCCAACCAGCAAGATAGTCATTCTCTCTGTCAAACCGTTCTAAGATTTGTTCTTCATCCTCTACGCACCAATCAGTGATTACCTCACCCAAGTGTTCTTGTGAGAACTCTTCATAGTCTTGACAAGTCACACCATCCAAGGCCCATAGAGGGTCAACTGGTGCATCTGGGTTTTCCTTCTGTAGTTCGCTCATTGGAACTGCATAACGAATCTTGAATTGAGATATTGTTGTTACAACAACATACTTTTCATCACTCACCGAAAAACTCCTTACGTTTAGTAAACGATATCTTACATTTTGGATAAGCCTCAATCAGATCAGAACCTTTAGCGAACTTAACTCTGACAGTAGGAAAATCCACAATATCACAACAAATATAGGTAATATCCCTTGCGTGTTCGTGTGCTTCTTCTTGAACAAATACACGTCCTTTCCCACCCATATGAGATGGTGCGAACCCTAGTCCGCCCTTAGTGAAACACTTCTGGTCATACTTATTACCCTGCTCATCAACATGGTCGTAACCCTTCTTGTCAACGAATGTCAAGTCTGGATACCACTTTGTCAATTGGCGTTCCAAGAAGTGTGAGGCAAGGCGTCCATCAGTGAACATCTCTGCCAACTCTTCTTGATTCAAAGTTCCAAAAGAGATATTTCGAACCACGAAAGTATCACATGAACTGTTCGAGTGTTGCGCTTCCATATTTGTCTATCACCTTATTCACATTACTAGAATTATGTCTAACACTGGAGCCATTATAGTCATAAGGCATCTCATTTGTCAAGCGATATTCTGTCTCGCCTGGCTTCTTTATTTTCCATTGCAAGTCTTTGTCTTTTGGATATGGTAGTGTCCAATCCATAGTGGTTTTGTCTGATTTTAGATAACGGCGTGCCTGTTTTGTGATAGGGTAGATATAACGAAACTGTTTACCCCATACACGAGAGAACCCTAATTCACCCATCTTGGCGTCATTAGGTCGAGGGCCATACTTCAAATCGTCCCTACCCATCTCTTTCTTCATCTTGCGTTGAATCGTTCTGAAGTGGACTTTCTCACCCTCTTCAGTGACGTATACATCACTCCAAATGAAACCACCATACAGGAAGTTGCCTGCCTGATAGACATATCCTGGCTTACCCACAATCCCATCTGCCCATGTGTAGAGATACATCTTCTCTGGTGTGTTCTTCTTCATCCAGTGAATTGCACCAGCCATCATTTGCGACTCTGAGTTGCGAGGCATGGCATCATCCATGCACATCTTACCAATCTCAAAGTAGTGTTCTGTGGTTAGTTCTGGGAACATCTTCTTGATTGTCCCCATAGGATTAGTCCCCCACCCCAACGTCAAAATGCCCACCAATTCATCGTCTTGGTAAGCACCCAAATAGTGTTTAGTGAGTTTAGGCATAACTGGACTATAGTGACGCTCTTGCACAAACAAGGTAGCGACTCTATAGTCCACTGGTTTCATTGTCAACATCCGACTGTTGATTCTCGCTCTGCTTGGTCTGCTTTGATTTGGTCAACACATTCAGAAACTAGTTCCCACTGTGAGTCGTTGATTACTTCCCACATTTCATCACGGAATGTGTCTTCGGCGTCCTCATCAACCCATTCGTCTTCGTCTTCATTCCAAGACTCTTCAGTAAGGGTTTCAGATGATGCAATCACACGATCACGGAGTTCTTCATACTCATCTTCGAAACCGTCATACATCTCATCGCCTTCGTAGACTGATACACCAATGAAGTTGGGCATTTCATCTTCATAACAAATAGATGTAATGATGTTAGGGTCATATTCTGTCAGAATAGTTAGTAGTTTCTCTAGCCCCGTCTCAGGTGCGCTCCATGCCGCCTCACCGTTAAAAAACGGTTCCTTTTCATCTGCATCAAAGTCTTCAAAGTAACACCACTTAGGGCCAATGTGTTCTGTTGTCCACGCATACTTCTCTGTCTCTTCATATGTCAAGTCGCCCTCAACAAAGATATCAGAGAACCAACGATAGTTGTTATCAGTTCGAATTCGCCCAAACATCTCTTTGAGTTTTGCACGAGCCTCATCGTTGATTTGGTGAATATTCACCGAATAATGCACATGATTAGCCATCGTTATTCTCCTCATACCAGTTATCACATTGACTGATTAGAATACTTTCTACATAAGGAGCAAAGTAGATATCTTCACTCTGTGCATATTCGTAAATCTCATCAACCTGTTCTTTAGTCAAATCATCCCAATCCGAAACACCGAATTGTTCTTCAATGCAATACAATACCCAATCGTATGCTTCTGATTCCATACGATCTTCAAGTTTGTGTTGCTTCCATACTTCAAAAGCCATTATTCATTCTCCCAAGAGGTCGAGGTGTCAATTTCAAATCCACCTTTGTTTGCAGTCCACCAATCTTCATCGGTTTCATAATCACCGTCATATACATATGACTGCGCTTCATCGTCACCTTCATCAAATAGTTCTCGGAATTTCTCTACGGAACCAAATGTTTCGATAACATCATCTTCGTCAAGTTCATAGCGTTTGGTTAGATTCACCGAATGATACTCAACGTCTTCAACCCACAATTCACTCATAATTATCTCCTTTTGCCCGTCATTGGGTCATTTGCTTCTTGAGTAGACAATACTTGGAGTCCACCCTTGTTATACGCTTGTCCAATGACAGCGTTGCCAGTATACACTGGTGTCTCTTTCTTTAGAGCCACACCAGCCATATCTCCAACACTTGGGATATCTGGTGTCTCTCTACGATATGGCGCCGGAGCAAGGAGTCGAACCTCAGCTTCCAGTTTTGGAGACTGGCGTGCTACCGTAACACTTCTCCGACCATGACAGTAATCAACGTATTCATCCAGTGTGATTACTGGACTACGAATTGACTTCAAGAACTTGTTGTGCTTACGCCACTCTGCCTCATACTTGGCAGGATTGACTTTCTTCTTCTTTCTCTTCTTGAGATTATTAGTCGTGTAATAGGCAGGGAGTAGGGGCATTACTTTGCCCCTATAATTTGATTTGCAATGATACTTGCATAAGAATCATAACCACCCACATGCCACTGGTGTTCTTCAACAGGCACATTTCCTGTCTTCCAGTTGTAGATAGAGAACTTGACGTTCACAGTATCATCGTCTTCTGGGTCATAGACACGAGCCTCAACCGTCCATTCTGCATTCACCTTTTCATAGGGGTCTGCATCAGTGTAAGTGGGCGCACCAAAGGTGTCTACTAGTTTCTCATAGGTTGTTGTAACATAACCCTGTAGAGAACTCATGTTCATGTTCACATCTGTTTCAAAATCCAAAACTTGCATAATATAATCCTCACATTTCACATTATTAATATACTACTTTACTTCACGTTTGTAAAGAGCTTTTAAGAACCATTTGTTCTTGTTGAAGTATTCTTGTGCGTCTTTACAAGATTTCGTCTTCCAATCCAAACACTCATACTTGTGTTCGAACCATTTCTCTTGTATCCAACGTCTAAATTTACTGCCGTTCACCATTGAAAGCGCCTCCGATAAAACAACCAACAACCATCATGGCAAGTCCAATCAAAGAATAGAGAATTACCTCTCCAAGAGGCAATGCATTCTCCATGCACTTACCGTCACAGTCAGAACCCGCTGCACCCATCAGAAGAAGGAAACCAGCGAACCCAATAATAAAAGCGATTGCATTTTTCATTACTTATTCTCCTTAGAAACCGTATTTTTCTTTGCGATATTCGATGTAACCCATAGTCTCTGGGAAACGAGGGTAACGGCGGCATGATGCATTGTTGTTGGTGTAGGATGTTTTGAACTTCACATCATCACCAACGGCACGAACTGCATCAATGAATGTCGCCATGTCGCAGTCTTCTTCCAAGTATGCAAACTTGTCAGACTTGAATGAGAATGGTGAAATCTTGAACATCACACCATACTCTTTTAGAACTTCAAGAGGCACACGGAGATATCCATGGCCAGGGTCAGAAACAAAACGGAAATTACGAACTTTCATATCTCTCTCCTTACGCCGCAGGGGCAAAAAGTTTACTCATATTTTCGAACACAACGTTGTAGGCACTACACTCATAACCCCAATGTTCAAAGAAGTCATCATCGTCACCATACATCATTTCGTCTTGTTCGCCGTTGTAGAAGGCATTCTGGTCAGCAAGGTAGTCTTCCCAAATCGCATTCATGCCTTCCATACCAACTAGCATGTCACCATTACCACGATTTGTGATACACTTTGCAGCTTCGTCAAAAGTCATCTCAACTTCATGAAAACTAGGAATTCTAAACATATCTTTTACCTCTTTCTCTCAACTTACATATACATTATACGAATGTTCTGAGAACAAGTCAAGCGTTTTCTAGCACTTTTTTCAAGTTTTTTAGCAATTCTTTTATATCGTTCTCATTCGCCTGATAGAGAAAACCTATCCCACCTTTCTTAACCCAGCGGTCAATGTTAGATGGTTTGTCATCCACTAGGATGTTTGGCGTTCCATCAATCGGATCAGTTGCATACTTCTCTTTCATACCAGTGAAAATCATCTTGTCGATATCTGGCACATAACCCATACGAGTCAACCAGACACGTTTCCAGTATGCAGAGTTATCACGATCTCCACGCAATGGTGAAGAGCAGATTCCCCAATCACCAGTAGAACGAGCGAACTCAATCAACTCATCAGCAGTCTCAAACTTCTCCAATGTGTTGAAGAAATCAGTATGTTGCAACTGTGTGATTGCCTTCTCTTTATCCTGTATCATTTTCCAGTGTTCTTTACCGAACCGTTTGGCAAATGCACTGAAGAAGTCAGCCAAAACACCGTCCATATCCAAATATAATGTCATAATATAATCCTTTCTCAATTACAACGTATCTTTACTTCTTTAACTCCGTTAGAACCATAAACAGGGGATGCCCAACAGGTTCCAATCTGTCCAGTAGAAGAGACACGTCCTGTATTCACTTCAATTACCTCACCAATAGTAATCTCATTACCTATGGTGTTGGTAACAACCTTGTTTGTTCCTTCGCCTACTTCACCGTTTATCATTGTGAGGGCAATCAAACCAACTAGAATATTTTCCATCACTATCTCCTTATTACACTATCATTATACATGTTTTGAGAACAAAGTCAAGCGTTT